GAACCAGTATAGCCGATGTCACCCTTTGAACCAGTGTAACCTAGTGAACCTGAGTAACCGCGAGTACCACTAGTTGTTGCGACATCCCATGTAGAACCAGTATAGATTAAATCTACCTTGGTATCATTTATGTTTAGAACAAGATTACTATATGAACCATTAATTGTTCCGCCATTAGCATTGACTGTTAGTGAGTTTGTAGCGAAGGCATTACCAGTGTCAACAACAATGACATAAAAACCAGTTGATGGAGAAGCAGGTAGAGTTACAGTAAATGCACCACCAGAAGTATCAGCAAGAATACCGTCGTTATTACTGGCGGTATAATTGGCAGTTTTATTCATCCAGTTGATTGCGTTAGAACCAGTGTAACCTACTGAACCAGTATAACCGATGTCACCCTTTGAACCAGTGTAACCAGTGATACCCTGAGAACCAGTGTACCCCTGTGAACCAGAGTAACCGATGTCACCCTTTGAACCAGTGTAACCTAATGAACCTGAGTAACCAATAACACCTTGCGAACCAGTGTAGCCAATATCACCTTGGCTACCGACATAACCCACTGAGCCAGAGTAACCTTGCGAACCAGAGTAACCAATATCGCCCTTTGAACCAGTGTAACCAATATCACCCTTTGAACCAGTGTAACCAATATCACCCTTTGAACCAGTGTAACCGATATCACCCTGTGAACCAGTGTAACCTTGCGAGCCTGTGTAACCTTGGCTACCAGCATAACCCTGTGAGCCAGAGTAACCTTGAGAACCAACATAACCTACGGAACCCGAGTAACCTTGCGAACCAGTATAACCCTGTGAACCAGTATAACCAGCAGAGCCATCATAACCAAAGGAACCTGTGTAACCAATATCACCCTTTGAACCAGTGTAACCGATATCGCCCTTAGAACCTGTATAGCCAATATCACCCTTAGAGCCAGTATATCCGATGTCGCCCTGAGAACCAGTGTAACCTTGGATACCAACAGCACCATCTAAGTTAACATTCCAAGCTGCGTAAGTGCCTGAACCTAGTTGTCTTACCTTAGTAAAGACTAGAGATCCAGCACTATAACTTACAACAATACCATATTGAATATTGCTTGCATCATAAGCTACTACGATATCTTGACCAGCTGAATAATCTACATTTACGTCAGCGACAGTAATTGTCTGGTTACCAGAGGCACCAAGAGTGAAGCTGGTTGTAGATGAAGTAGAATACTTGTCGCCATCGGCACCAGCAGAACCAGTGTAACCTTGCGAACCACTGTAACCCTGAGAACCAACATAACCTACTGAACCAGTGTAACCTTGCGAACCGACATAGCCCGTTGTACCGAACGAACCAGTGTAACCAATATCGCCCTTAGAGCCTGTGTAACCCTGTGAACCGGAGTAACCAATATCACCCTGTGAGCCAGCATAACCAGATGAACCCGTGTAACCAATATCACCCTGTGAGCCGACATAACCTGTTGAACCAGTATAACCTTGCGAACCAGTGTAACCTTGCGAACCTACATAACCTGAACCTGTATAACCTTGCGAACCAGTGTAACCAATGTCACCCTGTGAACCAGTGTAACCAATGTCACCCTTAGAACCTGTGTAACCGATAACACCTTGAACACCCTGTGAACCAGTATAGCCGATATCGCCCTTTGAACCAGTGTAGCCAATATCGCCTTTAGAACCAGTATAGCCGATATCGCCCTGAGAACCTGTATAACCCTGAGAACCCACATAACCTACAGAACCAGTGTAGCCCTGTGAACCAGTGTAACCCACAACACCCGAAGATGTTACGTTCCATACACCATATGCGGCATTATATGTCCAGGTTTTACCCGCAGCTGAATATGTTTGTCCATCAGTTGGTGAGCCAGGAAAGTCTAGATTTGCCATTTCGGTTCTCTCTTATTATTAAAGGTTCTACTTTATTTATTATAATTGATTGTCAAAATTATCATTATGCTGCTCTAATCATGCATCCTTGGAAGTAAGTGATATTTGCAAAGTTGGTAGTGTCTAACGATGATCCGTTTCCTTGCTGGATATAAATTTCAAAGTAATCAGACGATCCGTTAGCATAAGCTTGAGCACTAACACTCATAGACCAGAAATTAGAAGCAAATTGTACACCCAGGGAATTCCAACCACGTTTGTATTCTGCATTATTTTTATAAAGAACAATCATACATTCGCCAGTGCCTGTCGCACCATCAATTCTAACTGTAGCATTAAATTGATAATAACCAGCTACTGTTGGAGTAAATCTTGAGCTGGCAAAATTGTTATTAGTGTCATACTCTTCAGTCTGAAATAGCATCTTTTGTAAACTGCCAGATGTTATAGTTTGTGCACCGGAGGGATATGCACTAAACGCAGGACCAGAAGCAACTGAACCAGTGTAACCAATAACACCTTGGCTACCTGTATAACCTAATGAACCAGTGTAACCTTGAGATCCTGCATAACCTAATGATCCAGTGTAACCTTGCGATCCAGTATAACCTAATGAACCAGTGTCACCTTTAGATCCAGAATATCCTAATGATCCAGTGTAACCTTGCGATCCAGTATAACCTTGAGAACCGCTATAACCTTGCGAGCCACCATTTCCTACTGAACCAGTATATCCCTGTGATCCAGTGTAACCAAGGGATCCTGTGTAACCTATAGCGCCTTGTGATCCAGCATAACCAGCAGCAGTACTGGCTGAACCAGTATAGCCTACGCCAGCAGATCCTGTGTAACCATTACTGCCAGAGGTTCCTGCTGAACCAGTATATCCCATAGGACCAACTGCGGATTCCTGAACCCATTGAGTGGTGTCTGCATCAGTGTAGTAAACATAACGGACACCATCATAATTGTTCCACCATGTATCACCGGCGATTGCACCAGCGGGAGCAGTATTTCCAATATATGTTGTACCTTTAGAACCAGTATATCCTAATGATCCAGTATAACCGGATGAGCCAGAGTAGCCCTGTGAGCCTGTGTAACCAAGTGAACCTGAGTAACCAACTACAGTACTAGCAGAACCAACATAACCTTGTGAACCAACATAACCGATATCACCTTTAGAACCAACATAACCTACTGAACCAGTATAACCCTGTGAACCAGTATAACCTTGTGAACCAGTATAACCTTGTGAACCAACATAACCAATATCACCTTTAGAACCAGTATAACCCTGTGAACCAGTATAACCTTGTGAACCAGTATAACCCTGAGAACCCGTATAACCTCTAGAACCGGCATAACCAGTTACGGTGCGCCAATAGACACCGGAGCCATTGCTCGTTAGAACTTCACCTTCTACACCTACAGAACTGTTCGCGGATATCGCTTTAACAGTTAATGTATTAGAAACTCGGACGTTAGTATTATTTGCACCAATTTCGAATATGATTGAACCGTTCGTGGAATACAAGATTCCATCGGTCATATTCAGTGCTAATTCGCCGGGATTGGGGATCGTTGTCGTATTCGCTGGGCGACCTGAAATCGCCGTGCGTTTTACTTGAACGACAGTATTACTAGCCATATGGCATTCCTATCCGATATATATCGATATAAATAATCAAGTTATATAACTTGACTTTTAATCACCAATACAGTATACTCATTGTATGATACTTATTATTTATATTATAGGAAAGCGATATGAAATTAGCGATAATTGATACCCTTGGTCTTTGCTATGATGGCAGCACTCTCTCTAAGAGAGGTCTTGGAGGTTCTGAATCTGCCGTTATCCTGATGTCTCGGGAACTCTCCAAAATAGGTTTTGATGTTACAGTATTCAATGACTGTATCCACGATGGTAGCAAACCTGGAGTTTATGATAATGTCACGTATCGTCCACTATCCGAAATCGAAAAAGAATCTGGATACGATATCGTTATAGCCTCTCGCTCTGTAGCTGCATTTGCTCCTGCTAATATTGGCCAGAACTTTAAGTCTTTCGGTCGTCTACCAAACTTTGAAAACTTTATGAAATCCGCAAAACATAAAGTTCTCTGGATGCATGATACTTTCTGTGATGGCGACCAGTTCATTGAACCTTTCCTACTCGATGGTAGAATAACAGAAGTATTCACTCTATCTGACTTCCATACATCTTACGTTGGTAACTGTGACCATGGTAATAAGCGTATGTTTGAAGTCATGAAGAATTATATCTTCCAAACACGCAATGGTATCATTCGCTATATTGACTGGGTAGATATCACTAAGAAGGATCCGGATCTATTCGTATATAATTCTTCAGTAAGCAAAGGTATGGTCCCTCTCGTTGAGAAAATTTGGCCAAAGGTTAAAGACAGACTACCAAAGGCAAAGCTTAAGATCATTGGTGGGTATTACAAATTTCGCGATGACCATGGTCCTGATGAACAAGAGAGGAAGTTCCACGAACTTGAGAAACTTAATACTCAGCTAGATGTAAACTTCACAGGCATTATTAAGCAGAGTGAAATTGCTGAGATTATGGCTGATGCCTCATTTATGATTTATCCCGCAGCATTCCCTGAGACTTCTGGTATCTCTTGTATTGAAGCTCTAGCTCATAATACCCCTCTACTAACCTGCCGCTTTGGTGCTTTGGAAGAAACAGCTATCGATGTTGCTTGTTATAAAATCCCTCATGCCATTGAGCCTAATAATCTATTCCGCTTTATCAATACCGATTATCAGGTTGACGTGTTTACTGATATGGTTGTCAGAGCCTATAATGACAGATACCTACATCAGCAGAAGATGTATGCATGTAATCAGATAAAGGATGTTTGTGGTTGGGATACAGTTGCCTTGCAGTGGAAACAGCACTTCTATAAGATGCTTAATCTATTCCTACCTTTGGATGATTACCGCAAGGTAACTCATATTAATCATAGAGTGCGTAAGGTATTCGGTCGCCGGTTCTATAACTCTGATGAAGCACAGGATCCTAGAAACCCTGAAAAAAACATACAGGTCATAACTCCTGTTTATAACTCTGCGGCGTATATTAAAAACTGTATCCTTTCAGTCGCGCAACAGGACTATAACAATTACAATATGCATATTATCAATGATAAGTCTACTGACAATACCCTAGATGTTATCAACAAGACTCTAGCTTCTCTGCCTGAAAACATTCGTGGTAAGTTTAACGTCATAAACAATGAAACAAATATGGGAGCTGTTTACAATCAAATAAATACTATTAGATCGAAGGTAAAGATTGCTTCTATTGTAATGCTCCTAGATGGTGACGATTGGCTAGTGAATGATCCAAACATATTTCACAAATACAATAACATCTACAAGGATGGTGGCGCAGAGTTTACCTATGGTAGCTGCTATTCATTAGTGGATAAAATCCCGCTTATTGCTCAGCCCTATCCACCAGAAATTAAGAAAAATAAAGAATATCGTAAATACAAATTCAATTGGAATATGCCTTACACGCACTTAAGAACGTTTGATGCTCGGTTACTGAATAATATTAATGACAGCGTATTTAAAGATGCAGAGGGTAATTGGCTAAAGGCTGGCGGAGATACTTCTGTATTCTATAATTTAATTGAACAGGCTGATCCGGGTAATGTTATATGCGTTCCAGATATCGTATATAACTATAATGATATTAACCCGCTGAATGACTATAAAGTAAATGCTAGAGAACAAACGAAAAACGCTAACATGGTTATGGAGAAAACACCTTGAAAAGAATTCTAATCGGCATTCCTACAGCTAACGATATTCATCCTCAAACATTCAAGTCAATCTATGACCAGATTATCCCTGCAGGATATAAGGCAGACTTTCAATTCTTCTATGGTTATAACGTTGACCAAGTCCGCAACCTAATTGCTGACTGGACTGTAAAGGGTTTTGATTATCTATTTGCCGTTGACCATGATGTATCATTTGCTCCTGATACTATTATGAAGTTGTTAGCACATGA